GGCGACCTCGCGCTCCTGAAGCTCCACGGCGATCCCTGCCACGTCGGGGTAGTCATCGGGGACGGCTACATGATCCACACGCTCGGGCGGCACGATTCGGCGCTCGACAGGCCAGAGGGCCCGCGCTGGGCTCCGCGACTCGAGGGGTACTACCGTGTCCGATAACGCCGTCCGCATCGTCGCGCACCCGCATCCGTTCGCGCCGCTCCAGCGCACCACGCGCGACACGTTGCCCGGGAAGACCGTCGCCGAACTCGTCGAGGACATGGGCCTCACGCACGTCGGCCGCCCGGAGGTAACGGTCTCTGGCGAGCGCTGCCCGCGCGCGGAATGGGCGAAGACGATCCCCGGGGCCGGTTCGCTCGTCACGATCAGGGTGCTGCCGGCGGGCGCCGATGGCGCGCAGGAAGGGGCCGGGAAGGTCGGCGGCTGGGCGATGGTCGGCGTGGTCCTCTCGATCGCGCTCGCACCGTTCACCGGGGGCGCGTCACTCGCGTTCACGCCATGGCTCGTCGGGGTCGCGGCGGCCGGGTTCGGGACCGCGTTCATCATCGAGGCGAACCAGCAGCTCGGCGCGCTGCTCTCTGGTGCCCCTGGCGCTGAATCCACTCCATCGATCCGCGGCGGCCGGAACCGCGTGGCGCCCTGGGGCAAGGTCCCGATCGTGCTCGGCAAGCACCTCGTTGTCCCGCTCTACGGTGCGAGGCCCTACACCGAGCTCGGCACGGAATCGGGCGGCGCCGGCACGACCGACATCTACCTCCGCCAGCTCTTCGTCGTTGGCTACGGCCCGCTTCGCCTCTCGCAGTTCAAGATCGGGGAATCCCTGCTCGCGACCAATTCGGCCGCCGTGCGGAACGGCGCGATCACGATCGACGGCGTGTTCTCCGGCGTGGATCTCGAGGTCTACCAGGACGGAACCGCGCCGACGCTCTACCCTGGCGTCGTCCTCGAGGATCAAATCGGCGTCGAGCTCAAGTACGGCGTGGAGACCTGGCGGACCACGGCGCCGAACGTCACCCGCGTTTCGGTCGACCTCGCGCTTCCGCGCGGACTCTACAAGGTCGACGGGGACGGCGCGCTCGCATCGCGTTCGGTGTCCGTCGAGGTCCGTCGTCGCGCGGTAGGTTCCGGCACCGCGTGGGCGTCTTGCACGCTCGTCGGAACGTTCACCGTGACCGCTGGCGACTCAAAGCCCCGATGGTCGAGCCTCGCCGAAGACCTCTCCGCCGGCCAGTACGAAGTCGGCATGAAGCGCACGACCGCCGACGACGCGGAGGACTACCGCGGCCAGTCCGTGACCTCGTGGGCGTCGCTCCGTTCCATGCGCCCGTCCGTCGCTCCGATCGATGCCGCGATCCGGTCGAAGCTCGTCATCGTCGCGCTCAAGATCAAGGCATCGAACCAGCTCCAGGGCGTCGTCGATCAGCTCTCGTGCATCGCCGAGGCGGACGTCCCGGCGTATGACGGCGCGGGCTCCGGGGCGGCCGAGTGGGTGACTGGCATCTCGCGGAACCCCGCGGCCCAGCTCCTCGCCGTGCTCCGCGGCAACTCGAACCCCCGGCCGGTCCCCGATTCGGCGATCGACTGGGCGCGCTTCGAGTCCTGGTTCACGACCTGCGCGACAAAGGGCTGGACGTGCGACGCGGTGATCTCCTCGGGCGCCCGCCTTCGGGACACCGCGCAGCGCATCGCTCAAGCCGGCCGCGCGTCGATCACGCTCCGGGACGGCCTGTATTCCGTCGTCGTCGACGAAGCGAAGGTCGCGCCGGTGCAGCACTTCAACCCGCGGAACGTCCGATCGTTCGCGTGGACAAAAGACTTCTCCGAACGCCCGCACGCGCTCCGCGTGAATTTCATTTCCGCCGATGACGGGTACGCCCCGAACGAACGCATCGTGCTCGACGACGGGTACAAGTACGACACGGACGGCGACGGCGTGCTCCGGGATTGGCTCGGGACCGACCGCACCGCCAACGGCGCATACACGGTCGCGACGAAGTTCCGGCAGGTCTCGCTCTTCGGCGTGACGAGCGCAGAGCTCGCGGTGAAGCAGGCCCGCTACCTCATCGCCTGCGTGCGGCTCCGGCCGGAGGCGTTCACCTTCGAAACGGACGCCGAAGCGCTCGTGTGCGAACCCGGCGACCTTGTGCGCGTCGCGCATGACGCGATAGCCGTCGGCGTGGCCGCGGGCCGTGTCGTGGCCGTGACGGTCGACGGTTCGGGAAACGCGACCGCGTGCGAAATCGACGAAGAGGTGATATTCGAGACGGGCAAAAGCTATGCCGCTCGCTTCCGGCTGGCCGACGGCTCGAGCGTCTACGCGACCTGTTCGAACGCCGCCGGGTACGAGGGCCAGACCCTGACATTCACGACGCCGATCCCTGCCGCGACCGTACCGGCCGCGGGCGACCTCTTTTCCTTCGGCGAGGCGACCATCGAGACCATGCCGTGCATCGTGGCGGGAATCGAAGCGCTCGACGATCTCGCGTGCCGCCTGACCGTTGTCGACGAGGCCGCGGGCGTTCACACTGCCGACACTGGGACTATTCCGGCGTTCGTTTCGCGCGTCTCGCGGCCGGGATCGCTCTCCGAACCTTCGACGGTTCAGACGCCGATCACGATCGCGGTGGATCATCTGGTCGAATACGAGAAAGACGCTCCCGCGGTGGCGGTGGCGGTCTCTGCACCCGCGCGTGCTCCGGGTTATCTCGGCGCCTACGCCTTCGCCTCGCTCCCCGCGACCGCGAATGAGGACGACACGGCTCTCGCGTACTCGGCCACCTCGAGCGAGCGCGGAATCTACGCCATGATCGCGGGCACCTGGACGAAACTCTCGGCGCCGAGCGTGGACGTTCTCTCGCGCGCGTGGCCGGACATCGGGCGGGCGACGCTGGCGGAGGCTTCGGGCGGTTTCGCGGGCGGGCCGTATGGCGTGGCCGATGATTATTTCGGGTCGGGCGTGGACGTGTTCTCCGTGCTCGCGGCACAGACTGCGTTCATCGAATCGCTCTTTGCGAAGCAGATCACGATTCAAACCGGGGGGCTGATAAAGTCCTCGAATTATTCCGCAGGGACTGCCGGCTTCCAGGTTGAGGCCGATGGTTCGGCTGAGTTCAATGACGTCACGGTGCGCGGAGCGTTTGAGGGAACGGTGGATGCAACGAGTATCGAGGCCGTCGTCGAGGCCGGAACGACCACGGTAAAAAAAATAGCAAGCATCGCCGGTACTTCATCGCTGCTTGAGTCCGGGTATCTTGAATTTGCCGGTGCCGGAGAAATAACGATTTCCTATTCGTACAGCATATATAAACGCGACGGCGGGACTGTCGACACCGTGCAGCGCATGCGCCCTAGGCTTGGAGAGACCAGCTACACAACGATACGGCAAAAAACTGTTGGAACGGAAGTAGAAACTGGTGATGACTCATTCGATGTCGTGGTAGGAGAAGGCGATATTTTCAAGCTGTCCGGTCAATACGCGATGGCCGCCGTCCTGTTGATGCAGTGCCAATATACAAATTTCTCGATAAAGGTGAACGGACCTGCAGGGATCTTGTCGTGGCTTGGATACACAGGAAAGTCCGGCGCTAGCTACGTCGCGCCAAGGTAAACAGGAGACCTTATGCCGATCGAAACCATCACCGCCCTCGCGCTCGGAGCACTCGTCCCGATTGTCGTCGGCGGGATCGTCACGGCGATCTACCGCGCCGTCCGCCGACGCGTGCTCGTCCAGTCGCCGGAATCGCGCCAGCTCGAACAGCTCGTCCCGCTCGTCAACGCGCTCGCCCGAACGACCGGCCCGCAGAACGACGCGCTCATTGCGATCCTTGAAGCGCAGAAGGGAATTTGCAACGGGAACGTCGATCGAGCCCTCGAGAAGATGCGGACAACCCGCGACGAGTTCAACGCGTTCCTCGTCTCTTCGGCTCGCGTAGGAGGAGGGGGATCGTGAACATCATCGACGCCACGATCCAGGTCAATTCCTTTTCTCGGCCAGGAAGGATCCGTCCAGAGACGAAGGCGATCATTCTTCACTGGGTCGCGAATCCCGGAACGAGTGCCAGGGCGAACCGCGACTACTTCGCCTCGCTCGCGAAGCAGACAAAGGCCCCGTTCCGCTACGCCTCCGCGCAGTTCATCGTCGGGCTGGCTGGCGAAGTCCTCCGGGTCATGCCGGAGGATGAGGTCGCCTGGCATTGCGGGAGCTCTCAGCTCGACCCGGCCTCCGGTCAGATCTACACCGATTGGGCGCGCGAAGTAATAGGTCCGCGGTGGGCTTCGCGCTGGTCCACGCCGA